GCTCCAGAAGAATCGTTCGGGGGTTTAGATTCCCCAGTCGGGGATAAGGAGGTTGGCTGATGGCCTATCCTGTGGGTGTTATTCAGCGTACTTTTGATGAGTCGCTGTATGAGACTGCCCCGAGCGGGACGATCCTTGGGGTAGTGGGTGTTGCGCACCGGGGTCCGATAAATGTTCGGACGGAGATCACTTCTCCTTCTGAGTATGTGGCGACTTTCGGGTTGCCTACGACGCAGTTGGGTTGTGCGGTGATGCAGTTCCTGCGTTGCTCCTCGAATCTGATCGTCGTGCGTGTGGAAGATGGTTCGGCAGCGTTTGCCACAGTGGATATTGTCAATAACTTGACCAGTATCCTGACTGTCACAGCCAAGACCAAGGGGACTTGGGGTAACGATCTTTCCGCCGAAACCGTAGCCGCAGAAGACGGCGTGGCAGACCATGTGAACATCAAGGTATACTACCAGAATGTTCTCATGCGTGAGCACGCCAATGTGGATGGTTTTACAGCGGCTGCGGCATTGGGTGATGATCTTGTTGATTTCGCCCAAGCCTCGGGATCCCCAGCATGGCCTGCTGCATGGACTGGTGAGTACCGTACCTACACGCTGGCATCTGGTGCCTCTGGTACTTCGGCAGTGGATACGGACTTCATCGGTACAGCAGCGGTTGAGCCTACAACTCCAGCCACGGGTCTTCACCTGTTCGACAATCCAGAAGACTGTGACATTGACTTGGTGGCTTGCCCCGGTGAGTCGGACAAGGATGTCGTGGCTGCGCTGTTGCTGCTCGCGGGTGTTACTCGTCAGGACTGCATTGCCCTGATTGATCCACCGGACAATCTTACTCGTGATGAGGTCAAGCAGTGGGTGAACGGAACGTATGCGGGTGGCCCTCCGGCTGCGTTGAATGATCGTTTCGGCATCACATCTTACCCGTGGCACTTCTACATCGATGAGTACAGTCCAGATGGTATCTGGGTTGCACCGTCCGGCCCGCTTGCTGCGGTCATCGCCAACTCCGAGAAGGAGTCCAACCCGTTCATGGCCCCGGCGGGTCGTAAGCGCGGGCTGCACAAGTTCACGTCCGAGTTGCGGTGGAACCCCTCGAAGCCGGATCAGGTTTCGATGTACAGCATCGCCGGGCAGAACATCAACCCGTGGGTCAAGCTCCGGGATGCCGGAATTGTCCTTCGCGGGCAGAAGACCTTGCAGAGAACGGCAACGGCTCTGGACAGGCTCTCCGCCCAGCGTACCCTGTTGTACGCACAGAAGAAGCTCGACCGTCTTGCTCAGAACTTCGAGTTCGACAAGTCGAATGCGAAGACATGGGGCAACCTGATCGATGCGTGCAAGCTCGTGCTTGATCCTATCCGTGGTGATGGTGGTATCTATGACTATCGCGTCCAGTGCGATGATAAGCTGAACACGGCTGCTGTACGTGATAGGAACGAGATCATGTCCAAGGTGTTTGTCCAGTTCGAGAAGGACGGCGAGTGGATATTCATCGATTGGGTAGTCCGCTCTTACAGTGCGGGCCTAGAGTAAGGGTGGTGATTGGTAATGGTGGATAAGCTCTACGATGACACCATGAGGACTTGGGCTCCACAGAGTCAGAACCTGTGGGACTTGACGATTCAGGGTGTGCCGAACTTCGAGAACGACTCGAATATCCTGTCTCTGTCGTTGACTACGGTAGACCTGCCGAAAGAGACGACGGACAAGATCACGGTGCCGTACATGCACTCCGAGATGTACTACGCCGGTCGCACAACGTATGATGCGATCAACATCAAGTTTAAGGACTTCGTTGATCCCAACATCTGGAAAGCGATCATCGGCTGGCGGAGAATGGTGTGGAACCCGATCACGATGCGTGCGGGTCTTCCCGCTGACTACAAGAAGATCGGTTCCCTCACGCTCTACAATCCGAACTTCGAGGTCAAGCGTATCATAAAGCTCATTGGGGCGTTCCCTCTGGACATGTCCCCGAGCAGCTTGGATCAGGGTTCGAGTTCTCAGGTCGAAATCACGGTGACCCTCAGTATCGACAAGGCAATCCCGGACGAGAACCTGACTCCTTAGTGTGCTTTGTTGGTTGCGAGTAGTTGGTAGGTTGTTTTTCTTTGGAGGGTGGATATGCGGAGTCTTGTAGTTAGTTTGCCGTCTCAGGGTCTTCTCGGGTATCCTGCGGATTTTGAGATCCGTGAGTGGTCCGTGAATGAGATTCGTAGTTTCTTCACAAGCAAGCGTCAGTTGGCGAAGATGCTGGATTTCGTGAGGGGCTGTGTGATCAGCCCCTCCGGTCCAGATTTCAAGTTCCAGAAGCTGGCTTTGGCCGATGTATCCGTATTGGTGATCGAGGTGCGCAAGCTCTCCATCGAATCCCATTACGAATGGAAGACTCCTTGTCGTTCATGTCGTACTCCAATTCCTATGGAAGTGGATCTCAACGATCTCGTTGCGCTCCCACTTCGTAAGGAGACGGTACCGACATACAACATCACCCTTCCCGATGTAGGTAAGGTTCTTACGATGCGGCATCTGCTGGTTGAGGATCAGGTAGATATCGAGAAGCAGAACACCCTACGGCGACAGAAGATCGGGGTAGATTACGATGAGGGTTTTGTCTACTCTCGTGCGAAGCAGATCTCCGAGATCGACAACGAGCGCGTCTCTGTACCGCAGGCCGAAGCTCTAGTGCAGAAGCTCTCTGCACATGACATGGCTGTGTTTGAGCAGGGCTTGGCGGATGCTTCCTTCGGGTACGATTTGCGGACTTCGTATGAGTGCCCGCATTGTGGAGATGTGAAGGAAGTGACAATTTCGCTGGCCGAAGAGTTCCTTTTTCGAGCACCAAAGAGGAACCATTCTTCAGCGGGTGATGAATAGGCAAGTAAATCTGATCAAGTACGGAGGTTTCTCGTTCAACGATGTTGACAATCTGATGAGTGTTAGTGAGTTGGATGCGTACTTTGCACTCGTCAAACAGTTTGTTGAGTACGAGAACGAGAAGCGAGCCGAGGCGATAGAGAAGAGTAAGGGACGACGGCATAAGCATTAGTCTCTGTTGACCGAAAGGGGGTTTGAGGAACATGGCAGTGAGCGTAAAGCCACCTGTCGGTGGGCCTCAAGCCCCCGTCAATCGTACAGATCAAGCTGCCTCTTTCCTTTCACAAGGGGTAGATGCTGGAGCTGCCCAGAGCATGTATGCTGCCTTGGTGGCGCTGAAGACCCTACTGACCGACGATCTTCCGAATGCAATGAAGAACTTCTCCCCAATTCTGAATCAAATTCAGAAGGATGCGGATGCCACAGCACAGGCGATTGAGAACACGGCGGCACGTGCCACTCGTGATATCTCAAAGTCCGCTGATCAGTATCAAGCCTCACAGCTTTCGCATTGGAAGAGCTTCCGGCAGAGCATGGAAAACGTCATTCTCCTGCACGGAGATAAGACGAAGAAGATGATGCGCAATATGTCGGATGAACAGCGCAGGCTCTACCAGAACCAGCTTCAGCAGATGGCAAATGACACCACCAAGCGGACAGATGCGTTGGCGAAACAGGTGTACAACATCCTCTTCCGCACGAGCTACAACGATACGAAGCGTGCATTCCAGATGCAGTTCGATCAATTCTACGACTTCATGGACAAGAAGTGGCGATTCCAGCAGAAGACAGCTTATGTTGTGATCGAGAAATCGTTGGAGGGGATTCGCAAGTTCATCGGGAAGACCGCAGGGTTTATCTCCGAAATCGTGAGCACAATCTGGGATGGCTTGAAGAAGATCGGTGATTTCATCAAGTTTGATATCTTCAAGACAATGGGGGATGGCTTACGTAAGATTTCAGGCATTCTGAAGTCTCTGCCGGGTGCAGAGCAAGCCTTGAGTAGCTTGAAGCAGGTCCGCGAGGTGATGGCAGACATCACCCGTCGATTCGGCGTCAACGGACCGGAGTCTAATCGTCTGCTCGAAGGTTTGTACCGGATTAGCAATCAGTACATCACGCTCACCCAGAATGCTACGGCGATGAGAGCAGTGATGGCTGCGGGCTTCCGTGGTGATATTGTCACCTCGATCACGGAAGATGTTGCTAGAATCAGTCAAGCCTATGGTGTGGCAGAGGATCAGGCCGCAGCAACTTTTGCTGCCATGCAGCGCACACTCGGGTGGAGTCAGGGGCAGGGGACACAGTTCTATGCGGCAGCGGATTACTACCTCAACCGCATGGGTCAGGTTTCCGGGGTTGCCTCGAACATCAACGATCTGAATGCCTTGTTGATGAACAGCACGGATACGATTGCCGGGTTGCAGCTTGCTCTGGACAATCCCGAATCAGCACGTAACTTCCAAGGGTTCCTCCTTAGCACTTCGCAGCTTGCTACGCAGGCGGGTGCGAATATGGGGAATCTCTGGAACACGATTTTGCAGGGAGCTTCGTACACGGATTCCACTGCGTTGGCGCAGGCTGTTGGTGGTCCTGAAGTCTTCCTCAGTGCCTTGCAGTCCGGTGACTCGCAAGAGGCATGGCGAGCAATCACGGAGAGGATGCGTCCGTTGCTGCGTGAGGCCATGTCTGCGGGGACCGAAGAAGAGCGTGCTGCGATTCTGCAAGGTTTGTCAAAGTCATTAGATACCGACATGGCTATGTGGTATCGTGTGATTCAGCAGTACGATGCGATGGGTGCCGAAGCGTGGGATACCGCAGATGCTTTCATGGCCGTCGGGGATGGTGTGGATTACACGACCCAACAGGTGCAGGAATCACTGACTCCCGCACAGTTGCTTTCCAACCAACTGGAGAGCTTCGCCAATAGCATTACGATAGGGAACACCCCGCTACCCGTTCTTCTCGAAGGTTTGGAGTTGTTGGGTGGGCGTCTCGATGTCCTATCTCAAGGCTTCGGGATGGTGACGCAGGGGATCGATTTCATGTTCGGGCCTCTGGGTGGTGTGTTCACTCCTATTGCTTCGTTGGTCACGGCAGTCATGGCAATCGGCGGGATCCTGACGGACTTCTCTCCAGAGGAGATGGAGTCGTTCGGTGTGCTCGGCAGTCTCTTCCAGTTCGGGAAGGACACTGTTGATCAGTACGGGGATCAGATCAAGACGTGGTTCTCCAAGATGTGGGATGGAGTCTTGCGTTTCTTCGATGGGTCACAGGGGCCGTCGCCTTTCCAGCGGTTGATTAAGTCGGGGGTGGACTGGATACAGAATAACCTCCCGTGGCTGTTGTCTCAGGCTGAATACGTGGTTTCGGAAGTGGCTGATGTTCTTGCGATAGCATTTGACCAGCTTCAAGACACTGATTTCGTAAACACCATGGGTGACTCCTTTGGTAGACTCCTTTCCTCCATCGCTGATATCGTCGTTATTACAGTTGATACTGTTGCACCTATTCTGGTTAAGATGTTGAACATGCTGATTGATGCGTTTGATCGTCCTGATGTCAAGACCGGAGTCTCGAACTTGATGGGGGCACTCGGCGGGGCGTTGGGTGAGGTTGGTGATCAGCTTTCCACTGTGTTTAATGAGTTGGTGCCTCTTCTTGTGGATGCAGTACGAACGACCTTTGCGGCTGTGCGGCTGAGTTTGCCGGATAGTGCGTTGACGGATGCTGTTCTCGGATCAAAGGATGCGGCTGTGCAAACTTTGATTGCTAGTGGGCTAGAGAGTCTTATTCCAATGTCTGAACGTGATCGTGTCGATGCTGCTTATGCTGCATTGGCATATCGAGAAGGCTTGGGTCGAACCTATCAAAGTACGGCATTTGGGGCGCACAGTACCATGGCGGGTTGGTCAGACCAGCTTTTGAATTCTGTGGGGCTCGGGCCAAATGGTCAGGAGGGAAATTGGGTACAAGCTGGTAATGGTTTGTGGGTGGATATTGGGGACGCTCGTAACATTCAAGAGTTCTACGAGGAGGGAATGGCTGAACGCGAGCGGATGTATTCTAACATCCTCAATCCTTCGGCAGCTACTGTCTCTTCACCGGGTGGGACTCGTACGACTGGGATCGGCGGGGTGGATGAAACTACCCAAATGCTGATGGATTTCAATAGTATCCCCACTACAACTGATGTACTTAGTCTGAATTATCTCCGAAATGATGGCACGCCATCCGCAGGACTACCCGGTTTTGGAACACCACGCTCGAACTCCGTGAGATTTCATGAGGGTATTGACATTGATGCTCTTCGTGGTGCGTCAGTACATGCTATCGAAGATAGTATAGTTTTTGCTGCTAATTTAGGAGGTGAATCTACTAGCGGTGGCAATGAGTTGTTTTTGCAATCTGTTAGTGATCCTAGTAGATACACTACATATATGCACTTAGATACGCTTGGTGTAAGCGCAAGAATGAATGTTGGCGCGGGTGATATTATAGGTACTGTTGGAACATCTGGTAATGCGCCGGAGAACGACCCAATGCTTCACTTTGGTGTCTCCTTTGGTTCACCCGACAGCAATTACGTAGACCCGGCGTCGGTCTACACCGAGTCACAACTGGCACAGTTACTGACCGGAAGTTCTGACATAGCTCTTGCCCCCCCACAAGGGGCCGGGGGAATCATCCTCGATGAAGTGTTGGCTCCTATCGGGGAGGCCGGGCCGGAAGTCATACTCCCGCTCCCGACGATGGAGCAGATTGCTGCCAAGCAGGAGGTAGCGAGGAACGAAATGATCTCCGTTGTTCGGGAAGAGGTGCGTCGTCTTGTGGACGCAATCTTCACCGTCAAGGATAGTGTGGATGGTTTGAAGGAGTCGGACATGGGTGTCTTGCTCGGGAGGGATAGGTAATGCCGATCATTCCGTCTGATCCCTACCACGCTCAGATTCCATCTGCGTCGAATGACGTACATGGGGGGATGTACGAATCAGGGCATACCACACAGAACGCTCTGGATGCTGTGGGCCTTGGGAGCATGCTTTCTATCGGGGATTTGCCGTTCGTGGACAAGTCGTTGACTACGCTTGGAGTGATCTTCGACTACGAAAACATGATGAATTTCCAGCGACTGGTGTTCGCGGATCCCAACATCCCGGAAACGATTTCCGCGAATTACGAAGAAGTGCAGACGATGGGGCGCACGATTCCCCTCTTCGGTTATCGCAACACTTCGGGGCGGGAGATCAAGCTCACTATCCATCTGGTTGCTGATGTCATGCCCCTTCTACAGATCACGCAGAAGATCAATTGGTACAAGACTTTCTTGTACCCACGGGATACCGGAGGCAACCAGCGTCCACCCAAGAAGGTGATTCTTGCTGTTGGAGTCTATACTCTATTGAAAGGGGTGGTGAAGACCGTTTCGGTGTCGTATGACAAGGCACCGCTCGCGGGCTTGAACTTCCCCGGTTTCGGGAATCACGCCAACTTCATCCCGCTCGTGCCGATGTACGCACAGGTGGAGCTGACGATTGCCGAGACAGAGGCGTTTTGGACCGGAGGGCAGATGGATTACGAACAAGCTGAGTTGGATGCTCAACTTCGTCTTCCGTTTGCACTGCCAAGTTTCGTTACAGGGGGGCTCCTGTAGCAACATGGACTCCATAAGGGGTCAGAGGAGGAACAAATGGAGATCAGTGTTACCATAGGTGCAACGGCTACTGGACAGACCCCGGTCTCTGAGGCGGCAACGATTACGGGGATCGATGCTTGGGCAGTGACGGGTCCAGTGACTATCGGGCACGGGGAGAGTGATGTAGAAGTCAATATCGCTCCCGTGGATTCAGACGCGGATGTCAAGTTCGTACTCATCAAGGTGAGCACATACCCGGCTACAGTTCCCGGTACACCTGATGTTTCCTACAAGATTCATGCTGATACGAGTACCGCGATCCCGATGAATAACGGTCACCTGTATCTGGACAACATGGATCTGGCATGTGGCGCAGCGGGGATGGCATTCGACAAGCTCTTCTTCTCGAATGCCCACGCATCTACGGATGTCACTGTCACAGTCTATGTCGGGTACGTAGCACTCGCATAGGTGAGGTGACATGGCCCTTGGGCGTCTGAGTCAGGTTTCAGTACAAACACGTAGCGCGAAGCGTGTGCAGGGGACACCTTCGCGCTACGCCCAGTGTCAGGTGGTTGCCGAAGGTGGAGTGAAGCGACTGTCCTTTAGACGGTATGCCGAATTCGATCAGGAATCCACCGGAGCCTCGCAGGTTGGAGTTCTCGCACCGGGGAGCGAGCATAGACTCGATTCGATTGCTCGTACCGTTTACGGGGATTCTAGGTATTTCTGGGCGGTAGCACTGTTCAATCGGTGGGTGTCGTTGAACCCGCTCCGGTACGTAAGCGGGGTGAAGCTCGCCTTTCCACCTCTAGTCTATGTGGTGACGAAGATCAACACAGCGATGTCGCGTTTGTTCTAGTTGTTTTGTACGTGTGAGTTTGGGGGTTGTAGATGGGGTCAGTGCTGTACACACCGGATGATAACAAATCCAAGAACCCCCGTCTGCCCTATATCGAAGTCATCCTCGGGGATATCAACGATCCTTCACACATCGTACTTTCGCGTCCGTCGGTGACCTCTCCGGCCATCAACGGGCCATCGTACATCACTTCTTTTGAGTACCGGCGGCGGACCAAAAATTTCAGTGCCGGGGAGTTTACCCTCAACTTGTTTGACCCCACGTATGAAGTGCTGAATGTCCTGCATTATACCTTGAATCAGGACGCTTTGTCTGATGCCCCACTCGGGAGCATCAATTTCTGTTTCGGGTACTTCGACAGTGCAGGGGCTTTCCACGGTGTGGGTGCGCCTAACTCGCTAGGGAATTTTGCTTCCTATCTGCGGGGAATCGTGTTGAAGGTGCGGACTAAGGTATCCCGTCGGGGGTTGAATCTGACGTTGACTGGTTTTGATCTCGACATGACGACTTCTGCGGATTCTTTCAGTTACAATGTGTTCAACCCAGAGAGCATCCCCCCGGAGCAGACAGCTCAAGCCTTTTTCCAGACGCAGATGGAGTCGTTGTTTGATGCCAGCGGTGGGGTGGAGATCGAATGGTCACCAACCACACTCGGACAGGACATCCCGGCGACAGAGATTTCGACCTTCCTTGCTTCTGCACAGTCCACATATCGCTATCGTAATACGAGCACGAATGCCGTTCTCTTCCGTAATCTAGCTCAGATTATCGAGGATTTCTTCCTCTCGAAGAACACGGGTGTTCGAGTGGTGTTGCAGGGTGGAATTGCAGGAGGAGAGTCCAACACGCCTCAAACGCATGTCAAGATCAAACATATTGCTTCGGATGTCGAACGCAGGGCCAGATTCTTCGTTGACACGACTGTGGATGATGAGGGGTGCGGCAACTTCTCCGATGTGGAGTCGTTCGATGTCTCTCTCGACGGCTTCACCCCCGCGATGTTGGGGTTGGCGGATGCTCGGGCGGAACTCTGTGACCCGACAACCCGAGTGTGGGAAGAGGCCGAATTGTCGATGGCTGAAACTGCCCCGGTCACAGTCGGTGATAACGTCCTTGCACCGGGATCGGAAGTCAGCCCATGGCAGACACCGGGGATGGAAAATGTCTTCGATGCACAGACGGGGATGCACTATCTTGTGCAAACTGAGACAGATGCCACTCGTCAATCACGGGTGATGACCGTGGGTCAGTGGCGACAGATCGTCAAGATGCGTCAGCACAATCTGGGGATCATTCCTGTGCAGGCCACGATGCGTCTGCAATATCCTGATGCTTCGTTGCTGGAACCGTTCTCCATGATCGAGGTTATAACCCCCACCCCAAATGGGCGGGTCTTTCCGTTTGCCGGGGTGTATATGATAACGGACATCAGTTTCTCGCTTGCACCGGGTGTGTACAACAGTTCACTGACCTTGCAGAAGATGGGGCCGATTGACCGTCCGAAAGAACCGGCGGTTGAGATGGCTGGGGAGCATGTGGCAGAACAGGTTGGGGAGTAAATGGTACTCGTTGGTGTGGTAGAGGATACACAGGATCCTGAAGGGCTGGGGCGGGTTCGAGTCCGTATCCGTCAGTTGCACGGCAATATGGCTGTGGCGTTGCTGCCGTGGGCTTGGGTTGGCTATCCGGGGGCGGGTGCTTACGACACAGGGATGGAGCTACCCTACCCACGCGGGTCAACCGTGTTTGTCATGTTCGAGGAGAACGACACCTCGAAGCCAATTGTTTTTGCCGGGTGTAGAAAGCGGACAGCAGACTCTCAGCAATACGGGGAAGTGGGGTCCGAATGGGGGCCATCGGATAATCTTCGTGCTTCCGAACAGACTTCCGACCGTCCAGCAGAATCCATGGAAACTGAACAGTCACAGGTGTTGTTGAAGACCCCGAAGGGTGCAACGATCTATGTGGTGGAGGAGGATGACGCGGAGTGTGTGCGGATTGTAGACCGTGCTGGACAACTCTTCGAGATGACGAGCCCAGTGTCTGCTGAAGAGAACTTGCACAACGCACAACAGCGTGGGCTGCGCAATGTAGCTGATGGTACGCAACTGGATTACAAGACCGAGCTTTCGGGGGCGGCTTCGATCCGCGCAATCGATCTCGCGGGCAATATGGTGGAGATGTGGGCCGAAGACGGTGCCGAGCGGGTTCAGATTACTTCTCCTGTGACCAAGAACACTCTCCTGTTCGACAAGAGTGGTTTGACGCTGACCATTCTCGGGGGCAAGGATGACGGGGGTTTGACACTCACGATGACATCCGCCGGGTTGAAGGTCAATGGGAAGTTTCTTGTCACGGAAGAGATGGTCGAGTGGTTGGTCAATTTCAAGACTTCACTTACTCAATCATCGCAGCCGGGATCACCCTCCCCAATCTTCCCTGCGGCTTTGTCCGATTTTCTGAATCGAGTTGGGGATTCGATCAATGCTAACGGTGTGAAGACACAGCTCTAGGGGGAGTATGGCTTCGTTTCGAGATACCATTTACGAGTTGATCAAGGGGAGTTTGCAGAGTGAAGCGTCGGGGTATCAAGCTACGGGCGCGACTTTGAGTGCTATTGAAGTCTTCTCCGGGCGGTTGGCTGATGCCATTGCCAACACTGCACATAACGAACTTGCGGGGAAAATCAATGCTGCTTCTGTAGCAGCACGGGGGTTGGATACCGCGCTCAACACATTCATGACTGCATTTGCGAGTTGGCAACCGAATGGTACGCTTGGGGACGCTACCGCTCTCAAGGCGGCGTGTGGGGTCGGAGCTACACAGACTGTCACAGCCATTGGTTTGTTGACTGCTGCACTCAGCACACTGGAGTCTACCATTGCTTCGTACATCAGCTAGGGAAATGCTGTTGATGCTATACTTTACAGGGGGTGAGTTTGATGGCTGGATGGGCAAGTAGACCGGAAAAGCTGTTTTTGTACCTCTACTTCGAGCCTGATACCTATCGAGTGGAGATCAGGAAGGGTACACGCCATCAAGCTATAGAATCCCGAATTCGTGTGTTGTGCGGGGTGTTGAGTGGAGAGATCCCGATGAGCCCGATTGTCGGTACACAGTTGCCTGCTCTGGATTTCGAGAAGATGCGTGACTTGCTACCCTTTCAGGTTGCCCCTGCGATTACTGGTGCGTGTGCAGCTTGTATCCCCGAGATCGTGATTCGGGGTGTGACAGTTGATGAAGACTCTGTTTCCGACCACACAGTGAGGGTGTCCATCACATATACCTACCGTGATGCTCCCAGCATCTCGGAAACGCTGGATGTTTCTATTCGGAATTGGGGGGTACGAGGATGAGTGCGTTTGAGCGGAAAGACTATACAGCTCGGGATTACGATTCGCTCAAGGCGAAACTCATAGCTGACATACAGGTGAAGTACCCGACCTTGAGTTTGGACTTCGCTAGTGCTTCGGTCGAGGCGTTGTTGGCTGATTTTGTTCTCTATCCTGCCGATGCCTTGCATTACTACATCGATGCTGCGCTCTCGGAATGCTTCCCGGATACAGCGGTGGAGCGGCAGAATCTTGCCTCTCTGGGGAAACTCAACGGGTATGTTCTGACCGGGCGTTCGGCTGCATTAGCACAGGTGACATACACGTACACGAAGTTGGATATCGCCGCTCCTAATGCCATCACGATCTCGAAGGGGACATCTTTTGCCAGTAAGGATGGTCTGACTTTCACGAACATTTTGGCCTTGAACCTTGTGGTGGCTGGGGGGGATTTCAACTTGTATCAAGGGGTCTTTGCTACTGACTCATTTGCGGCAACTGCTTCTCCCGGTCAGAGGTTTACTTCCACTCGTCGCAAGGTTGCTCAGAATGTGGCAGTTTCCGTTACGGTTGCCGGTACGGAGTGGACACAGGTCACCGCGTTGTTGAATCAGGGTGCTGGGCAGTATTACATGGTGCAGTGGAACGGTGATGGATCGTTCACGATTATTACGGGTGATGGGGTCGATGGTGATATTCCTTCGGGGACTGTCGCGCTCGAATACTTCATCACCGATGGAGCGAGTGGCTGTCTGGATATCGGACGTGTGGCCGGGGATTTCAAGCCTCATGCACAGGTCCGTATCGACTACTCGAATGCTGCTGGAGCGACCGGGGGTGTAGACGAAGCCGCGATTGAGGATATCCGCGCAGCGATTCCTGCGTATGGGGCTGCACAGGCTCGACTCACGGCTCTCCCTGACTATCAGTCAGCCCTCGAAGCGTATCCGGGAGTGTTGTACGCAGCTCTGGAGTACGACCCGGTACTGCGGCGTTCCATTGCGTACTTGTTGGCCGATGGGTATGGCAGTCTTTCGGAAGACACTTTGGCTGAGATTGACCGCTACTTCTTCGAGAAGTATCAGCTCGGTAATTCTCTAATCTTCAAGAATGTGGATCAGGTCAAGGCTACTGTGGCATTGGAAGTGGCTCTTGTCAACTCCTTGAAGCATGATTTAGCGAGCCGGAAGACTCACATCTTGGACATGATCGACCGGTTCTTCGAGCCGCAGTCGGGTGACACGGTGTACAACCGGGTGGGCAAGCCGGTTCGTCTTTCGGATTTCTACGAGATGTTGTCCAACATCGAGGGTGTGGCGTACACTACGGTCTCGTGTTTCACTCGTGAACCGCAGATGACACACAAAACATGGTCAGATGCGTCGGGGACAATCTATCTCCCGACGAAGGGTTGGGGGATCCGTCCTGCGGTGGGGTTGACCAAGAAGGCTCCGACACAGAACCGGGCACTTGTGCCGGGCGTCGGGGGACTACAAGGAACGCAGATCGCCCAAGAACAGCGTATCTCCCGTGTAATGGCGTCTACCTCCCGGCTGACAGCGGGTAAGCGTAGTGCCATCACTCGTGTCGCTGGTGGGTCGTACATCTCGGATGAGTGGCAGCTTCAGCCTATCATTGTCCCGATAGACCGGTTGAAGATCACGCTGTCGAACTCCAACCGGCGATATGCTTGGGGTTCGTGGTACCAGACTCTCACGGGGGATATCCCGACGCCCTTCCAGTCACGGGATGCTGAGACGGGGATAGCTACAGCACATTTCGTCGTGACGCATACTATCGATAGTGTGGAGTATCCTGACTCGGCTGTCGGGTATGTGGGTAAGGTCTTCGAGGTGGACTCCGGGGCGTTCATGTTCCAGCTTGAGGCGTCGTATGTTACGCCGGATGATCCAGTAGCGTTGACTCAATACCCGCTGGATGTGGATGCTACAGTTTACACACTCTGGAAGTACCCCAACCGGCATCTCCGTGCTGGAAGTGTGAGTTGTGAGGCGGTCACTACTCTGAGTACCTACACCCTAACTGATGATGGGTACGGTGGGTTGATCTCTGGTGGCGTGCAAGTTGGATATATTGACTATGATACGGGTGACCTGCTCCTGACGACGAGCAAATTCCTGGGGGGGGTGACCGCAGTACGGGGGGTTATCGCCTACTACTTGTTCCCGAACCGTGCTGGAGAAGTGGCTGAAATCGTGCTGTCTCCGTATGTTGGGGATATTCCGGTGGGCAAGCAGGAGTTCTGCACACTTTCGGATGTGACGCTAGAGGTCACCTATGAGTAGTATTACCAAGAAGTTCGACTATCTGACTGCGGAACGGAATCTCGATGGGACAATCAGCCTTACCGTGTCTTTCGTTGATGCTGGTGGGTTGTATGATGCGTATGTAATACGCCGCAAGGAAATAGAGTTCCCCACTTCGGAAACGAATGGGTGGGGAATCGACTCGGGTGCGGTTGCGGGTGGGCTGACCCTCACTCTTCTGGATAACGAAGGTATAGTCGATGGTGTGGTGTACTACTACACTCTGTTCCTCCGTCTGGCAGTAGGTGGAACCTACATCATCGCCGGACAAGCCTACTGCATGGGATTGGTGCCTGATTTTACCACTGTATCGAACGACATCGTTCCCGATGCCTTGCAGGGTGAGAGTACAATCACAGCACGAGACACAGTTGGGTTCTTCAAGACTGCGTTGCTTGATCCAGTGTTCGGGGAAATCGAGGCGTTGATTCGGAATATGGTACCGGATGTAGATCGTTGCGACCCCCATATTCTCTCTTTTCTCGTGCGTATGTTGGGGTGGTGGCCGTCCCCGGTCATGGAGTTGGGTGCCTTTCGGACGCAAGTAAAGGGGCTTCCTACTCGCTTTCGGAACAAAGGGCAGGTTGGCGTGTCACTATACCTACTCGAAGAGGTGTCAGGTGTCACTTGCGGATCGCACACTTACAACAACAACATTTTGATCTCAAACACCATCAACAACCAACGTATTCTGGAGAAGACCATCATTGGTGTCGGTGACGGGGTTACGGATACGTTTACCCACTCGGGAACCTACCCGATTGTCCGGGGTACTGCGGTTGTTTCCTGTAACGGGGTTGATCTCACGGATGACTGTTCAGGGGTACTCCGTACTGACACGGGTGTTGCTGCCGGGACAATCGACTACGACAATGGGGATCTCTCGGCGGTATTTCCCGCAGGAAGCATCCCGCCGAATGGGATACCCGTTTGGGTAGATATGTACATCCAGTGTAGTGTGTTTTCTCTCGCGGATCCTGAGCTTCACACACGATTGGAGTACATCGGGGATCGCATGATGTACTCGCTTTCCCTTAACCCAGAGCATGCACAGACGGGTTCGCGGTGCAATGTCTATCTGTTTCTCCACCTTGAGGTCGGGGAGGAAGGGATCGTTAGCTTTGCGGACTCCTATGATAAACTCATAGTAGATGATGTTGAACGGAAAACTCGGGTGTTTTGGCCGCTGGGGTTGGATACTCGTTGGCACTTGATGGATCGTGTCGTGATATCCGACATCCATGACATTGCTGCGGCGCATCTGCCGCTCGAACATGAAGCGGGGGTGTTTGATGGGAGCTGAAATCAGGGATTGGTATCGTGGTTCACTTTATCGGGGTGATCCGCTCCTTGTTCGTGGTGTGTGGACAACGGGATCGACCCCGAGCATCACGCTCACACCGGGTGTAGGTAATGTTGCTCGGGTGACAGACCTTATCATCACGATGTCTGATGATCTGGACATCTCTCCGAATACGCTTGACCTGTCAGATTGGGGTGGTGCTGCCGTTTCACTGGCGTCGATTCTGGAGGTGACAGCGGTTTCCACCGAAAGCGAAGGTCGCATCATTGATGGGAACAACTATCACTGGTGCAAAATTCATTTTCATCCGTTCCTTGTCTTGGTGCAGGCAGACGGAGATGCGTTTACGGTGTCAAATTCTGGTGGGGAGACTGCAGCGATGCCTAACGGATCTCTGCACATCACAATCGTCGGCCATGAAGTGGCCGCTGCGGATGATTAGGGGGCGATATGGCAGCTAAAGGATCACCAGAACAGCATCTTTATGGATCACCTGTCTATGCGGGTCGTCCAGTGGATGAGATTGCTATTGAGGTAGTGATTGCAGCCGGGGAATCGGTATCGGAGACATTCGACTTCTACAACTTCAAGACCTTGAGCTTGGAGATCCCCGCGACCTTCACTGGTGACACGATTACCTTCCTCGGGTCCATGGAGTACACGGAGGATGCTACGCACATGCTGGACTGCTACAACGGTAACAAGGGGGAGATCAACATCAAGGTCGTCCCCGGATCCATTTGCAATCCTGAAGATAGTCAGCTTTACGGCCTGAAGAACATGCGGTACTTGAAGCTCCGGGCTGGAACTGCCGGTTCTCCAGAGGTGCAAGCGGCAGCAGTCACAATCCGTCTCTCACGGTTGGGTTAGGGGGATAAAAATGTCACGAGGGTTTGCACTGGTTGCTTTGATTATGTTCGTGTTCGGGTGGCTCTCTAATGTGGGTGCTGCCGACAATACGGGTGAGCCGCTGTATGACACAGATCGAAATCCGGTTTCGACAGGCGTGTATCTCGGAGACTCACTCCCAGCTATCCGGTGGATGCAGGTAGACTCCACGGGGAGTATGACTGTCAACGGATCACTAACTCTTGCTACCGAGCGTCTGTACCCGTACTTCACGTCCGGGATTGTGGACTCGACTCTGACAGACTCGTTGTATATGTTTCCTCTCCCAGTTGTCTCGTTCTGGCTTCGCAACTGTTCATCCGCAGATACCTTGTTCATTTCATGGCGTGGACCGTCCTACCCTGCAAGCTATATCACGATCAACCCCCTTCAGTCGTTTGGACTCGAAAACATCTCAAGACCAGACTCCCTAAATGGCTTGTACTTAGACTCTTCCGTAGACAGTCTCAGATGGGAACTCGTTGTTCTCTCTGACTCTCTGTTCATATAGGAGAGTACAATGTCTAAAATGATTCTGAGCTTGATTCTGATAGCTGCAATAGCAGTGTCTTGGGGTTCGGGTTGGAGTCCTCAGCCTAGTGGTTCAGGGTCTGTACCAGACCCTCTCACTCTTGATTCTCTAAACGTAAGGTCAGTAGCGGTAGATGGTAATGCAAATACCATCCACTTCTCAACACCCATTCCGGCAGATACTCTCAAAGACTTAGTTTCAGCAGGATTCACGGATTCGATATTCTGCACGGGAAGTTATCCTGTTGCTTTTGGAATAATAAATCCAAGCACACTCACTGGTGAAAACATGTGGGTGAACAAGCTCGAAGTCTTTATGAGAGTAAGTGCAGATTCAGCACTTGGATATTGGAGTGTAATGGCTTCTGGAAACTACATGGACTCACTGTTCAACAGTGAGTGGGCTTGGGGTGTCACAAACTCCGATACAATTTCAATCACGAATTCCGGCTGGGGGCGTCAAATCTGGACATTCGAGAAGCCAATCTTCTTGAGTAGTGATTTGTCTTATCTATTCACATACAATGATGCTTCGGGATTAGGTACTTCTCTGATGAGTTCCGTAGTACATGATACACTTTTCCCTCTGATCTACGGTATCGATTCATCTAAAGTCAGTACTTTCGATCCCGCAGTCATGCTCTACACCAACAACACCACGTATGAGGACTCAATACTCGCTGCTTATACTTCACAAGGTTTGTACCCGGAAAATGGAATTACAACTACATTTCTGAACTCAAGACTTGGGGCCATACGCAATCTTCTAGTCGAGACCCTGTCGGGTATCCGTCCCGGTCAGAGCGTGGTCATCACTGCCCCTCTTGACTTTAACAGTCCACTTTCTGTACAGGGGACTTCTACTCTGTCTGACACCTGTTGGTTCTCGTCCGGAGATATGCTTGTTGTGGTCAATGGGTTTATCACAGAGTTTGTTCCTACTCCATAAAGGGGTTGTTGATGTCAAAGTGGCTTTGTTTACTACTGTGTTGCGTGGCGTTGGTGGGCGCAACCCCACAAAACAAGTCCTATCTGCAACAGAGTTCATGGAATGGTTGGGGTGGGCTTGTGGACTGGAGCTTCAGGAGTCTGCGTATTGGCGTGGCTCTTCAAGATTCACTCCTTGAAGATGGGTGGCTTCTAGCAGATAGCGCGAAGTTCACTTATCTCGTGATGGACTCCTTGGCTATGGACTCTCTCGATCTGGCATACATCCACGCATCGTGGGGTGCAGTGGATACACTGGTTGCGGATTCTGTGAGTAGTGGTTTGCTCGCAACAGTCTTCGGAGAGATTGACTCCGTACTAACAGCATCCGACTCGCTCTATGTAGGTGGGAACGCCACTTTCGCCGGGATCTTGGTCGCGGATTCCACAGTTGCAGTGGGTGACTCCACCTCCCTCGCTGGGGATAGTGCGTACTTCGCCGGAAATGTGAACGTGCATAACATCTTGAAGGTGGATTCTATTCAGGGACACAACCACATCCACGTTCTGGACAGCCTGATGACGGGATACATAGGCATCACTGGGAGCATCCTAGCTACAAATAACATCGGTGGTAATGACCTAATTGCATCCGACAGTCTGATGGCAAACACCGTGAACTCCACATACACTGTTCGAGCGGGTTCAGATGTTTCTGCGTGGGCCTCAACATCCTTTCTTGGGCGTACTGTTTCGAGGAACGGCTATCTCTACTCCTGCTACTCATCTCTAGGTATGATAGTCTACGGAACATCTTTACTTGTAATAGGGCATCCTGCTCTTGCGGCCAGTATTCCAACCTACATTCTCTCGGATGTTTTCACCGGACTCTACTATCTTGATCAAAATCCTGATTTTGCTAGTTCCTCTGGGTGGGTATTGTCTGGCACTTCGATCTCCGGCGGAAAGCTCAATAAACTAACTGCAGCAGGAGCGGGAACAGCTACGTCCACGGCAATCAGTAACTACCCAATCCTTGCAGGAGCAACATATCTTCTGCATGTAGACGTAGACTCACTATCTGCTGGTGCAACTGTTCCCATAACGATGGGGGGAGCTACTTTCGCCACACTAACCGTCGAAGGCTCTAATCAGTGGTATCGTGCAACTACTGTTGATAACTCAAGCCTGTTCTCCATCACCTTCGCTGACGGGGAGACTGGGATTCTCGACAACGTGTACGTTTACCGTCTGGCTGGGGACTTCGTGGTCGGTGGCGAAGTCTGGAATCAAACATGGACGAACGCTCTTGTAGTCTACACAATTCAGGACGGGGATCATGTGATCAGCTTCACCCCAACTGACTCCGTTGTGGTCACTCTTCCTGCGCTTTCTACTGCATTCAATGCAATAAACAGTACCGGTCGAGAACTCCTGATAGAAAATGCCGGTGCGGGATATGTTGTTTTACAGGTTGCCACAGCAGATACGGCCTATAATGCCATAAATGGAGGAGATTCTCTGCACCTTAATCAGTTTGAAACCGTTTCTATTCGTGCTGTTGCCGCGAGACATTGGGGGGTTTGGCAATGAAAAAGGTCTTCTGTATTCTCTTACTCCTCGTTTCTGCGGCTATGGCTCTGACCATTGTAGAACTTACTGCTTCCCATACCGGCCCACAACCCTATCCTCAGATATGGCAAGGATAGGTTGATGACACAGTATGGGTAGCGGTTCCAGATAGCGTGACCAAGATTTACATGATGGGTAACGAAGTTCAGGTATGCGTACAGGGGGATTCTGTGATGTGGGTGTGGTCAGCATCAACTCGTACCGTTCATATAGGAGCGGAGTAGATGCTGGCGGGTCCGTCAAGATACACTTCAACAGATAGAGAGGTAGGCTTCGTGTAGCCTAGTAGGTTTCAACCATGAATACCAGAGAGGTGTGTACTAACGTGAAGGGGCTGACAGTAACGCTGATTCTCTTACTGCTGTTAGGTGTATTCATGGTTCCAGTGGCTTTTGCTCAGGCGGAGCAGCCAGTGACGAACTCGACCTTGGCGGTTTCTTCAGGAATGTCAATCACCATTTCACTCGTCACTCTCGTGAATATACTGTTGACTGCCGTGAGTGTCGGGATGTGGATTCAGTCACAGAAGGAACATAACAAGGCGTTGAAGAAGTTGTTTGATCTGTTGGATGCACATGGAGACCGGCTGCTTGCTTTGGAGAGGGATGCTGTAGGGAGAAAGCCTCTTGAACAGTGTACGCAGCGGTTTCATGCTATCGAGGAGGTTCAAAAGGATTGTCTGTTTCCGAAACTCGATCCGAGTGAGTTCGTGCGTAAGACGAGTTCGAGTCGGTAGCCTCTGAAGCTATACTTCTATGCAGGGTGCGTTGGTTGTGTGAAGTGGGGTGACCCACTAAGAAGGGGGAAACATGCGTAGTTTCATTGCGTTGATGTTGTTGGTCATGGCTGTGTCCGGGATCGCTGTGGCACAGGAGGGGCGTTCGTTCGAGGGTGTGACGAAGATGGACACCGTTATCGGGCATCTCGGGATTTTCGATTCCCTGCGTGGGGTGTACTCCAAGTGGGAAATCACTACATCCGGAGATACGGTAGAGGTTTCAGTTCCGGGGCTGTTGGGAATCGATGCTGGTGACGGGATCGAACTTTCAGGCCCAATGAACATGGACACCCTGACTGTTGCAAACTGGATCGATGCAACACTCGGTCTCTTTGGCAGTGTTCAGGTGGATACGACCCTCTCTACTGACTCGCTATATGCTCGGGACGCTCTGATCACGGATGCGCGTCTGGGTCTTTGCAGTGTGGATAGTGTTCTGACTGCTCTAGTAGTAGGCGTAGACAGTCTTGTCTCCGCTCCGTACATCACTGCCAGTGTCTACGTTGCTTCTGACAGCTTGATCACAGCCCCGTATATGGCTGCTGATAGTTCGCTGACTACTGTAGACCTGACTGCAACCGGTACCGTTGATCTCGGTGGTGCCACGGATACGTTGACGTGGATTTGCTTGAGTCCTGCGGATACGGTTCGTGCTATCATCATCGACGGTTCCATCCGTCTCATTGATCTGCCGTAAGTAGTGTCGGATACGGGGGGGTGCTCAGGCACCCCCCAACCCTTCGGGGGTTGTACTTGGATTACTCACATTCCTTTTGTTCTGTGGGGGCTTCACAGTTTCTAGCGTGGATGTACGGAGGCCGTGACATGCACGACCTCTCACCATATCTTGCTCTTGGTGTCGGGGACGAAGCGTGGGATACGACACCCGTTCCTGTTTCTACCGATGTCACTGCACTGACGAGTGAATTCTATCGAGTCCCCCCCAAGCATTGGATGTCGCTGGACACCACGCTTTACGACTTGGGCAAGATTCTCTATTCGGCTACGGACACGGAAGTCTATCGTTTTGTTGGGGAGTTTGACGGGCATGTTCTCACCCCTTACAAGGAGAGTGGTATCTACATCCGCGAATATGGCCTGTTTGTCAATGCATCCTCGGATCCTAATTCCGGTTTGTTAGTAGCAGTTGTTCGACATTCCCGGTGGTGGTGGAGTGCCAATATATTCCTGCGGCGTGAGATGATTCTCGACGTTCGGAGTTAGAAGGGCGGAAATATGGCTGATGTCTCTGCATCGCTTTTCAATAAGGCCAAGAACTTCATCTGCGGCATCTTCCAGCAGGGGAAAGCCCCCATCGATTCCGATATCAATGATTCGCGCCAGTCACTTTATAGCCATATCGAGGACTTGGGGCGGGTCATCGGAATGGAGGGGTGTGTTGGGAATGGGTGGAAGGTCGTTGCTTGGCCTTCGATTCCTGCAAACAACTTCGGGTTGACTGCTGGGTATGCTTGGCATCAGGGGTTGCGGTGCTATCTCGCAGAGACTTCAGGGCGAAGGCCGGATACTGGAACCATTCCGAACCTGAATCTTTCGTCCGTCATTTCGTCTGTACAGGCGTTGGTCTTGGCCGACCTGCGGGCGAATTTCACCATCGATGAACATATAGGCAAGACATTGGCAGTCTGGCGCAAGGCAGGTGGCCCGATCCTGACCTACACGATCACAACCAATCAGGCTACAACCATCACTGTCTCGCCCGGTGACGACATGCTCAGTGACGGGATTTCTGAACTCGATCACTACTGCATTCTTCCAAGTACCCCCACTGTGTCGGATCGTACTGATCTTGTGGTATTGAATGTATACACCGATGAGGTGTCTTCGACCGAAGATGAGTCGATTGCCCACACTATTGGTGGGGTATACGAAGGAGAGCGTCGGCTAAAGATCAGAACCGTCGTTGAGGTTGTTGAGGGGGTTGATCCTGCGGCACCGTTGTCCAGTTTGCCTGCCGATTACGTGGACATGCTCGGGAATAGTCACTCGTATCTCGCATTGGCAACGATTGCTCGGGTAGTGGGTGTTAGTACGATTCTCACAGGGGATATCATTGATCTCCGTACCCCCTTCTATGCACTGGATCAGTACCTGCCATTGGCAGGGGGTACGATGCTTGGTGACATTGATATGAAAGCTCAAGTGATTACAGGAAATGCTGCCGAAATTGACTTCGATGCCGGGGATGTGGTGGTAGACAATGATGTCGTGGCAGCACAGCATGTGGTTGTTGATGCGAATGGAGAGGAAACTGTCTATCTTGATTGTCTGAATTCCAGTACAGTTCCTCCGACACCCGTTGCACAGATTCGTGCTCGTGCTGACGACGAACTGGCACGCATTCAAGCCAAGTACCCTAAAGACTCTGACGATCTTACCACTAAAGAGTATGTGGATGAGAAGATGTCATCACACACCCATTCGCAGTACCTGACCCGTGACTCCATCAACATGAATTCGCTCTCGAACCTCACGGATTTGTGTGAACTGGCTTACGGGGCTGGTCACACCTATCTGGAGCAAAACGAATACGTGGATTGGGCGCACGGGCTGGCAAATCCGTTCCTCCGTGTTCAAGTACAGTATAGCCCGACGGGGGGATCCTTCCCAGACATGTGGGTGGATGCTACGGGAGTGTTGGATTGGGCTATTGTGGATGAGGATACGATTCGTATCTTCAATGGGAGTGCAACGACGATTGCCGGAAGCCGGATTCGTGTCTGCGCAATGCTCGTGGACTTCCAGTTGGATTCCTATCTCGAAGACACGCTGGTTAGTGGGTTGTTTACCGAGAAGATAACGGTTTCTGTTTCGTAGGGGGTTGAACATGACGGTTCAAATCAAGGTGCGTAAGAGTAGTGTGCGTCCTATCCACGAGGCTAAGGATGCTACACCACAGACTCAGACTGTAGAAGACCTCGAAGCTCTAGCTGAGGCAGAAGGTATTGATCTCGGGGACATCTCACGGGATGAGCTGTTGACCGGCCTTGGGGTGGAGTACGAGCATGGCTCACGCTTGGGTGAGGATATCAATGTCACGAAGGATGAAGATGGGCCTGCCTTGAGGATTGCCGTCGCCCATCTCCGTGAGATCCCGGATTACTACACGCGGCTGGCAGCAATGGAAGCCGAAGCGAAGTCTACGGCCTCTGAAACAAAGGATCTTCCGCCCGAGGAAGAGCTGCCGGTCGAAGAGCCACAGGTAGAAGGTCGTAAGCGGAGAATACTGGGGATGTAAGAGGTAAGACATGGCTGATCCTACTCCCCCCACGATATACATCACTGTAGGGGACACGCTGTACGGTCTGGATGTCGGGGACAACGCCGAACAGTCTATGTGGACTCTCACAGATATCATTGAATCCCGTGAGATTCGGGATCGTGTGGAAGTGGGGTATGTCTTGTTTTCAGCGTCACAGCGGTTGCGGGGTACAGAAATACCAGCCGACCCGTACTTTGATGATGATGGTGATCCCACTACACCGGAGATGATGGTAGAAGAAGGGCTGGCAGCATATCTTCGTCAGGTGGGTGCGAATCTGTTTGTGACTGAAGGCGGGGGTTCTGCTGAGGATTGGGAAGCTAAATCATTGGCACAGAAATGCCAGTGGATATGTGAGTACGAAGCACCAGCACCGTAAGTCTGGTGGACGGGGGTTGACAACATGACGCGCAGTGAACATGATCTTGTAGCTCTAATTGGCGGGGAAGCTGATGTATGGCTTCGTGACCCGGATGGTACGCGGAAGTATATCGGTAGATTTCACAACATAGTAACGGATCAGGCGCGGGAGCGGATCCTTCGTACTCTGTTGCAGACTTCCTCCGGGGACAAGATTTCGAGTACCGCGTACATGAAGAAGGTGGCGTTTTGTTCAGGGACGATGCCTACGACCCCAGCTTCGGATCCGATAGCGGATGTCGAAGGATACGAAGATGTAGGGGCATTGGCGAATATCGTTTCTACTTCTTCGGCTGCTTCGGGGACGATTAGTGCTTCGTGGGAGAACACGGGGCTGGCAGCGGTGACCATCAAGTACGTGGCTCTGTGTTACGCGGAGTCCACTGCGGCCTCGAACATCTATGCCATGTTGCGTATCTCGGATACTTCGGTGGGTATTGGACAGACCATCGATGTAACTTACGTGTGTCAGATCAACTTCGGTACATACACCGAGCCGATTTCGTAGGGGGGAGATTGTCATGGGTCGTGAAATTCGTATCCCGAAGCGTCCGGTTCAGGAAGCTGTCGAGGATGAGATGACGTATCGTATCGTTGTAGGGGAAAAGGGAAACGAACAAGGGCACATTGAATATCTGGATGATGGTACAACTGAGGCTGAAGCTAAGAAAGCCCTACGGAAAGCCCTACGGGCGTATGCAGGTGATGGCTGGGGACGTGTGGAGTACGACTATGCCGGTACTGGCTGGAGACGATTGGGGGAGTCCAAGTATCGAGTTGTCGAGGATGATACTACCATGCCAGTGTCGGTAGATGAAGTAGTAGCTGAGTTGAAGGCTATTCGGGACGATCTAGCGTCTATCGATCCTGAGCCTGATGTTCCCGCAGAAGATGACTTCATGGATGTTCGGCTTCAGGTACTGGATGACGGGAGCTGGATGCTCCACACAGGGGATGCAAGCTACGATACCGATCATCACGGATCATGGGGTGCAGGTACGATGACTGCGCTGGATACAGATGAAGAGCTTTTGACGTTGGCGCAGGATTTGATCAGTCAGGCTGACGACATGAAGGCACAGGTTGAGTCCCGTCTTCTGAAAGGGCGTTGTGGTTTGAAAGAGGGGCGTAAGGAGCAGAACCCCCCGAAGAGTTGGACTCCAGAGTTCGTAATCAGGAAGCTACAATATTGGCAGAAACAGAATCCTACAGGGTACAATCAACTACTTGACGCATGGAGGGATGTCGTCCCCCATACGGGTGAGCAAGATGTTCTGTTGGGATCTTCGCAGTTTAAGCCGTGGCTGAAGGCTGAGTACAAAGAATGGGTGGATTACCCCAAGGAGTGGCAGAATTGGGCCGCTTTCTGTACCGATCTGCGGGGGCTTATGACTTCTGAAGGACGTGAAGCTCAGGGTTTTCGTAAAGGTCTTCTGGAAGCTGAACACAATGTCGATTGGGGTTCACTAGATGAGTTCACGCAAGGGTATATCGAAGCTCTGATGTGGGTGGCGCAAGATGAGAAAGGTTATGCTTACGACAATCTGACCTTTGATATGCTGGAGCCTGAGACCGTGAAGAAGATGGTGGCGGATTGTGAGAGCTTCCAAAGCCAGAACGCTGATCTTCTAAGCACAGTATACGAGACGGGGCGTGGGCCCAATAATGCTGGGCAGGACTTTGCCCTGACCCGTAATGGACATGGAGCAGGGTTCTGGGATCGCGGTTTGGGGGTGGTCGGAGATAAGCTCACCGATGCAGCTCATGCTTTCGGTGAGTACAATCTGCGGGCTGACGATCCTGAGAATGGACCGTGGTTCGGTGAGTCGAAGACTAGGAAGACTAGGAAGAATAGCCAGAGTGCATTGAAGGAATCTGATTCTTCAAAGGCAGGTTGGGTAGGCTTTTTCGTCAAGGGTATGCCTCACTATGCCTATCGCATGGATGGAACACACCTGAAGCTCGGGTTCTCGGCTGGTGACCCCCGTGCAGTGGTCTACCATGTGGATCAGTTGCGCTCCAGTCATCCAGAACTTCATCAGGCTTTGACGGCTTGGTTGAATGGCCGAGGAGAGCTGGAAGGGATGCGCTTTGAGGAGAGTCGTCACGCTGCAAGCAAGCAGTCGTTGACGGAAGGGTATACTCCGGGGCCGTGGACTCTTATCGCGGGACGCACTTTCGAGACAAGCGACGGTGTGTTTAGCCTCTCCTACAGGACCAATCCCGAGACGGGTGAGCGGTTGTTCCGTAGCCCCGAAGCGTTGGACGCTAACGCGCGTCTGATTGCTGCTGCTCCTGAGATGTACGAGTTGCTGCAATCTGCTGTTTCGCTGTGGGGCTTTATGAAGTCTGATCCAAGCCTTCCACAAGATGAGCGTGAAGCTGCACAGCGATCCTATGACAAAGCCAAAGCTGTTATGCAGAAAGCAGTCGTAGAATCTCGTAAGCGGGTAGTCAAGGAGTCTGACGGTGAGGAAGACGAGATGAAGCCCGATCTGGGTACCTACATCATCTACTCCAGTCATCTTTCCAATGATCCTAACGATGATGTGGATGCTGCTGCGGCACGGCTGGCGAATCATCTCCGTCAGAAGTTCCCCGGACTGGAGGTTGTGGTTAAGCATGGTGTCGAAGGTGTAGGTTCGGGATATAAGGGTGATGACCCTGATCTGGAATCCGATATCGAGTACGAGGTGGAGAAGTTCGACATCTGGCAGGAGTCCCGTACTGTTCGTCCTGTGAAGCAGAACACGGAAACCAAGACTGTCCCAGTTCAGGAATCCGTACAGAGTACGTCCTTCCTCTACGTGTACGACGGCACGGGTGGCCCGATAAGTGCTGAGCTGACAGCGACGAATCTGGATGAGGCTGTGGAGATAGCGAAGGGGCAGTGTGGAGAGTGGTACGATGCGGCGGAGAACGCATTGGGTCTCGACCCCCATGCTGATGTTCCTGCTGAAGTGATCGAGGCTTTTGGATACGATGCCGATCAGGGCTTTACACTCGCACTGCAAGAGCGTCTGTATCCGAAGGCAGTGGCAACAGAAGATAGGAGTACCACACAGAGGCCGTTGATCGAGCGGAAACGGAAGGTGGACATCACAGGGTTGCAGAAGCGAGGCAAGCCGGTCCAGACGTTTCAGTTCAAGAGTTTCACCGTAGACAAGGCGAAGGCCGAGAAGGAAGGTCAGTAATGAAGCAGCTTCGGGAAGCTGTCGAGCGGGAACCCCTGCATCCGGGTAACACCTTTGAGGAATGGTTCCGTAATTGGCTGAAGGAGAACTCCGAGGACTACGAGAACGGGCCTTCGGGGTTGGCAGCGGAGATTGCGGAACACGGGGTGGACAGTGGATATTCGGGTCTGGTCTACTATTCGGAGACCACCGCGTTGTACGCCGAACACAAAGATGGGATCTGGGAGATCATTCAAGAAGTCGCAGATGATCAAGGAACAGATGTTCTGACTCTGCTTTCTCGGAGTAAGACCACTATTGAGGACGCAGATAGCTTCGAGAACACGATGGTGTGGATGGCAGTCGAGCTGTTGGCTGTTGTAATTCAAGACGAAGCCGAAGAGGATTACTCTGATCTCGACGGTGACATTCCCGAAGGGGAAGAGGCGGTCGAAGGGGAGGACGAAGACCTGTAGTGCTCGGAGTAGGGGAGAAACCTCCCCTACTCGCCAATTCTTTGCGGGGGTAAAATATGGCCTATCGTAGTTATTTCAAAGCGTATGCCTCTAGCAAACAAGCCGATGTCATGGCAGACACATCTACATGGATGCAGGCTATGGGCTGGGTGCTGGAGGACACTGTATCTGCCACAAACCATGTACTGAGTTCGCTGGGCGAGGCCGGGGATCAGAATAAGGGCTGGCTCCAGCTTTCAGTGTCGGGCAACAACGTATATTTCACGGCATGGACATGGTGGAACACGGCCACGCACACTGGGTATGGGCAGGCATGCGATTTTTCAGGGCAGAATTTCTTTGCTGCTAATGCTGCTGGAAATTACTACCTTTACGGCAGTAAGGACTTGGTTATGTACTCATATAACGCTGGCTCTCCTTATGCGTGGGGGCACTGGCCGAAGCGCGTGGTCACGAAGCCCTATGCAACTCTATCTGGTGCTGTGTCAGCGGGGTCATCTGTAGTCATTGCACTGGACAACACCGAGCGATTTTACCTAAACGACTACTACACCATCTGTGATTTTTCTACGGGGACCAGAGAGAAGGTGCAGGTTACGACGGTATCTGCCGGAGTTTCCGTCACGGTAGCCACACTTGCGAATAACTACTCAGCAGGCAGTATTCTAGCTCAGGTGCCAACAACCTTTGGGATGTCTTGTTACCCTTCTGATAAAAACTGGTTCTTTGTGGCAGACTACACCTGTTCAGGAACTGTGGAAGGTCCGGCTAGTAGATACCGCAACCTACTACTCGCTACTGCGGGTGCTCCCGACCCTACCAACAACCTATACACCGTCATACCCGTCGGGATCGTACCCCAAGGCGGCTCTTTATTGTGCTACAGTGATGCTCACATTATGTCCGCACCCGACAGCACGGTAAATAATCTCTACGGGTCCGTGGACGGTGATAACCAGTACATCATAGGAACTGCCTCTGCCGGGGGAGCTACGAACTTGGATGTGTCTGGAACGCCCTTCACTGAGGACGCTCTGATCGGGAAGATACTGGTGCTGACGGGAGGAACTGGAGCAGGACAGACTAGGTACATCACCGACAACACCACATCAAGGATTGTTGTTGGGCAGGCGTGGGCCACGAATCCTAATGCCACAACGACCTTCGCAATAGTAGATCGTGTGTACCGCAATGTGGGCCGCACATTTTATAGCGGCTACTCCTGTTGTGAGGAACGGATCGGTGAACCCTGATGGCGTTCTACCGAGCGTATGAAGCTCCCGCACTAGTCTATACATGCGATTATGCTGTTTTCTATCCCGCGTCGTTGGAGGACGGATCAGCGCACGAGTACCTTTACTTCTACGGGCCGTTTCGGTTTGCTTCTGAGGCTGAAGTCGGCACGCTTGCTCCCGGCAGCACTCCGTCTCTGAACAGCAATCAGATCGAGGTCATGAGGTAGATGCACAAGCTCGGGGATACCTTCTACCTGATCTTCCCGACCCACGCAGCTACGGGGGAACTGCACGACGCTGACTCGACCCCGACTGTGGAGGTGTACGAGGACGCTTCGGATACCGCAATGGCATACCTCCCTGCGGTAGCAAAGGTCGGAACCAACACTGGATACTACCGGGCAACCGTAGTGGCGACTGCTGGAAACGGATTCGAGGCCGGGAAGAGCTACAACATCATGGCGAAGGTCACGATGGGGGGGCTGGACCGGTCGGCAAGAATCGACTTGATCCCGTCGTTGCAGGCGAAGGATCTTGATGTCCTGAACGATGTGTCGGCAGCAGATGTTGAGCAGGCGTGTGAGGACGGTCTGGCTGACTACGGAGCCTCGACTGCTACGGGGGTCACGGCTGTCGAGAACAAGGTGGATGATGTCTACACCGATACTCAACGGGTGAATGGGTTGATCGAGGACGATGGTTTAGGTAATGATCGGCTTACCCAGAAGGCTCTTGAACAAGCCCCGACCGGGGGAGGAACGACCCCCCCGACTGTCGAGGAGATCAGGCGGGAGATCGACACCAACTCCACGATGCTTGCTGACATCTACACGGACACGCAGCGGGTGGACGGCCTGATTGAGAACTCGTCAGGGGATCGGTTCAAGGCCAAGACATTGGAGACCGCCCCGACAGGTGGGGGCAGTGCCTTTCTCGATGAAGACACAACTCTGCATACTGTCTTGGGGTCTTTCGGTTTTGCTATCGGTAGTCTGTTTGGTACTCCGGTCGTAGTGGAATCGAAGACATCACAATACAAGCTGGCGATCACGCTGGACAAGCGTATCACCGAGCTGATCAACGATGCTCCAGCGACCGGGGATGTCTATACCTTCATCTACTTGGACAAGGATGGATACAACCATCAGGGGTCGATCATTCTCGATGACATCGCTACAGGGACGGTCTCGGTACAGGGGGAGAACAGAACAAAGACCCCGTACACGCTGATCTTCACGATTCACAATGCCGGGAACACTGATTCGTGGTCGAGGACGCTTGCACAGATTACTATCCTGTGAGCTTGACATTCTCGATCTCTTGGCATATACTCTGGCATGGAGGTAAACCATGACCGTACAGATTAGACTCTCCGAAGGACAGGACTCAGGTGTGTACTACATCTCCACGGGTCGCACAGACGCCATGTGGACGATTCGCCATAAGTGGGAAGAGCGGAGTCGTGACGGGAGCTTCATGATTCCCCGGGACTACCTCGTGCTGGTTCTGGCTGCGGATCCCGAGAAGGCAAAGGCGAAAGCCCGTGCTTGGAGTCAGGAACACAATATCTCCGTTCAGGGCATTGAGCGTATTGGGAGTCCACTTCGGAAGATCACTCGCGGTGCGGGTGGGGTATTCCCTTCCGGTAAGTACACGGGGCTGACGGCTGCGGAAGTTGACGAGACCGACCATCAGTATCTGGTGTGGGCAGCGTCCAAGGGAGTTTTCCGCAGTGCAGTGACTCTTTGGCGGGACATTCAGGCTCTGACCGCAGATGATATGCAGGCTGTTGCTCAGAAGGAAGCCAGTGAGCGTGCTCGGGCTGAAGAGCTGTGGGAGAAACTGAATGAACTCGGTGCTGGCTTCGATCCAGAGCAGGGATACGCGGATGGCACGAACAACTACGCCGGGCGACTGGCTTTCGATCTGTATTCCGCCCTCCAGTCCAGATCACGGGGATTTGAAGCTCTCGCCTCGAAGGTCGAGGAATACATCGCCCGAGAGACGCAGGCTCGTACTGAGGAGTACATCGGAACTGTGGGGGAGCAGCACGAGTTCACGGGGGAAGTACAGTCCGTGTCTCGACCGATTGTCACGCAGTTTGGAGACATGTACATCACGACGATTCATACCCCGGAAGGGATCGTCGTTTACAAGGGTGGTAAGCCTTTGGGTGAACGGGGTCAGACAATCAGTTTCACTGCGACCATCAAGGCCCATGATCTCTATCGGGATGTGAAGCAGACTGTCGTGGCTCGCCCGAAAGTACATAACTGATTTGGGGGTGCCGGGTATCGATTACCAGTGTTGAACACGAGTGAAGCGACAAAACAAACCACTCTACAATAAGTGGGGGGCAAGGCATGTTGTTATCTTGCAGTGTATGTGGTAAGCGTTTTGAAAAACTTGACAAAGAGTATAGACGACAAGTCAAAAATGGAAGAGACTCTAATGATTTTGCTTGCTCTCTGTCCTGTGGCTCCAAAAAGAGAAACGCTAAAAGGCTCAAGGCAGCTTCGCCAAAAGACAGCAGGTATACTCTAAGCAGTGAAGCTCTCAAGGACAAAGACTTGATTTCTTACTTTCTTGGTTTTTGCTACGCAGATGGGTCATACAGTAAGACTAGGGACACTTTAACATGGTACTCAACCGACCTTCAAATTCTGGAAGACTTAAATAAAGCCTTCGGGTATTCCAGAGAGGTAAGAGTGTCTAAGTTACCCCGACAACCCAATCACAAGCTGTTCTTCTCTAACAGATTCTATGCTAAAAATGCTAGGCTGTTTTGTGACATGGGGTTAAAACCAAATAAGAAGAGCATATTTTGGGAAGACTTGAGCGTAGACATCTTTTCTTTTATGAGGGGGATCATAGACGGTGATGGAACTGTGGCAATAGATCATAAGGACGGAAGAGTCCGGTACATCTCCGTGTTGGGCCAGCCAAACTTACTGAGGGGTTTATCGGAAGACCTTAATGCACGAGGCTTTAGATGCTCTCTCTATTCTTCAAAATCTGATGTTTCTATAGTACAGGTCTGGAAACAAAGTTCGATCCCACTTCTTGAAGAGATGTACAAGAACCCCGAGTCAGTTAGACTTAACAGAAAGTACGAAAAGGTAAAAGAGTTTCTGGTCTAATGATATAGAACTTTTTCAATCAAACTCACCCACCCCTTGACATTGTGATTCCATTGCTCTATACTACGGCATCACGAAAGGGGCGGAAATGATCAAAGTCAAGGCTCCTTGGCCCAACACATACGTTCTCAAGGATGATCTCGACCGGGTGATGGCTGAACTCAAGGCGTTCGAGAAGGAAAACCCTATCGAAACTGCTGCGGCGGAGTAAGGAAGAAACATGGACTTCAAAACGATCCTCACGATCCTGACTGGATCACGGGCTTACGGGTACGCTCGACCGGACTCGGACTATGACTATCGTTCGGTAGTCGTCGCTCCGACATCACTGGTTCTCGATCCTTTCCGTCAGCGGGAGATGCGCACGGTCCAGAAGCCGGGTGACGAAGACAGTACGCAGTACGAGATCGGGCATTTCGTCCATCTCATGTCTTCGGGGAACCCGACGATCATCGAGTGTCTGTACGCACCTGTTGTCTCCTCCACATCCGAAGGCGATGAGCTGCGGAGGCGACTGCGGGATCTCATTCCCTACCCGACGTGTGTGCGTTCCTTCCTCGGGTATGCGGAAGGCGCACGGCACAAGATCACCGAAGACCCCAAGAGGATGCACAAGCACGCGACTTCATACCTGCGTCTTGCGTACCAACTCTCCGATCTTCTGGTCGAAGGTCATCTGCGGTTCCCGCTCGGTGGGCTGGCATTGCAGAAATGTCTCGCCCTGCGGGCCGGAGAGATGTCCATCGATGATGCAATAACTGAGGCACGTTACGTTCTGGTGGAAGCGCGGCAGGAGGCCAAGCATGCCGTGGGGTATACTCTACTTGACCGATGGCTGAACGGTACACCGGTCAAGGATCTGGTTGATGCCCAGTGGGAATCGGAGCAGAGGGTGTTGCTCCAGAGACTCCTGACCGAGTTCCTACTTGACATTCGGAAAGCTAACTGGTAGTATCCTACCAACGAAACGAAAGGAGCATCTTGTGGTCATTGAAACGGACATTGCCAACGATGTGATGAGTGTACGGGTTGTGACGGATGTCATGGGGTTGGGTGAGAACTCCCTAGAGGGGTTGACCAACATCGTACAGGCATACACAGCGGGGATTACCGAGGCGATCAACAAGTACATGGGTGCCTATCCCCCGAACTACGTCCACGGATGTTCCGTGTGTGGCAAGGGACCGGCGATCCTCGTGAAGAACGTCTCGATGCTCAACCATCACCTCCGCATGCAGGTCTTCACCACGCGCCGGGATGGGAAGCCCCCGAGGCTGTGCAGGCAGCATTACTCTTCCCTGCTGTACGCACCGCTCTGGTATCAGTTGCAGGAGACATCCGTGCGACTGGTGCAGGCGATTCAGGCCGCGAAGAAGGAGAAGAAGTAGCTATGGCTCTCCGTGTGTGCTGTATGGCGGATCTTCACGGACGGCTTCCACGTATCCCGGAATGCGATCTCCTGCTTATCGCAGGTGATCTCTGGGAGCATGTACCGGGAGCAGATGAGGAGTTCCATGAGGAGCAGCGTGTCTTCCTCGACCGTCAGATGCGCCCGTGGCTGGAGAACGCACCGATCCAGATGGCGGTTCTCGTGCCGGGAAATCACGATTTCCTCTTCCAGACACATCCAGATCGTGTACCAAATCTGCCGTGGAGTCTGCTGAAGCTCCACACCGAAACCTATTACGCGATGTTCCCGCACTTCACGTTCTCCATGTGGGGGACGGCATGGACACCGTGGTTTGGGGGGTGGGCTTTCAACGCCCCGAAGGGTGATACAGAGGAAGTGATGCTTCGGGAAGCCTATGCATCCTGCCCGGAGGGTGTAGATATCCTGCTTTCACACGGCCCGGCTTACGGCCATCTCGATCAGGCTTCCGACGGTCGGTTTGCGGGATCCCATGCTTTGGCTGAGACCATCGAACGCTGTCATCCTCGGCTGGTGGTGTGTGGGCATATCCACGAAGGACGGGGGGTGAAGTGGGTTGGGGACACACTGGTGGTAAACGCTGCTCTCTGTGATTCCGCCTACCTGATCAAGCACAATCCCATCATGCTCGTATGGGATACGGACAGTCGGAGGTTTACCGTCGAGAGCATCTAGTGCATTAGGGGTGTCGTCTAACTGGTAGGACGCAGGACTTTGGATCCTGTAGTTGGAGGTTCGAGCCCTCCCACCCCTGCCGAAACACATGAAAGGAGCGGTTGCTATGGGATATCCTTTTGAACACTGGATTGGAGTGGATTTCGACGGTACTCTCGTGCAGTACCATGAATGGCAGGGGCCGGACAAATTCGGCCTTCCGCTCTACCCGATGATCCATCGAGTACGGGCATGGCTGGCACAGGGGAAGCAAGTACGCATCGTCACTGCCCGTGTCTCCTCCGTACAAGACCCTGCGAATCTCGAACTCGCTCACGAGGCAATACGCCAGTGGTGTATCAAGTACCTCGGTCAACCTCTCCCAATTCAGGCGGAGAAGGATCCCGGAATGACAGAACTTTGGGATGACAGTGCCATTCATGTAGAACACAACACAGGAGTCGCAGGATCAGGTATTCTGTTCGTGGGTGGGCCTCATAGACCCATCAAACCCGATGAAGCGTTCTGCGAGGTCTCAGAGGCCATGCAAGCGATTTTGTCATTACGGTTCTCTCTGATCATTCTCGCGCCTGAAGCTCGGTGCTTGCAGTCCGAGATTCTACAGGCCGTGCGTGAGGGGAAGCTCAACCGGATGATGTTCTACTTTCAACCGATGCCGGGTGCGGATCAGTATGATTTCGAGGATCGGATGATCTTCTATGACACAATCCAGAAGTTTTGGAATGAACGGACAGCAGCATATCTCAAGGAGGTTCAGTCGTGAAGGTGACACTCTCGTTAGCTCAGATGCAGTACCTTGTCACTCTGTTCGCCGTGATCGAGGATCCCGAGGACATGATCAGTATCCTCCCTGCGGAACGAGCAACGGTCAATGCTCTAGCGCGTCGGGGTCTGTTGTGGATACTGCCTGATCCGCTAACCGACGAAGCAGCTGCTGTCGTGCAGTTGACTCCCTACGGATACGCACTGCACGAGGATCAGCATCTTCCAGCCTTGCAGGATCCGCGTGATGGGGCTATTTTAGCGTGGGACTTCACGCAGCACACCTTCGATATTGACGAAACTGACGGGGTGGTATGATGAACGTCGAGATCAATCTCAACACCGAGGTGCGGGCAACACTGACACCGGACGGTGTATATCAGATGATGAAGCATTTCACTGATCTCGGGCTTTCGTTTGAACATGCTCACTCATGTTGTCACTATAATGCGGAGACTCACACAGTGCAGATTCCACTTTGGGAAGTGATGAACATCTTCGGACCTCGATGTGTGATGGGATTTTCTCCTGTGTTCGAGGCGAATCGGATTACCCTTGACATTCCAGAGTGAAAGGGGTAGGATATGATGGATGTGTGATGATGAGGAAGTACGGCATTTCACTCTCACGCTGGAAGAGTTGGCGATGACCGACGAGGAGTGGGCTGCGAAAGGTGAGTCCATTCTCAAACGAGTCTGGGGATGAATTCGTAGGTAGAACGACTGGTTGAAAGGTGGTGCTAGATAATGGGATACATGCATATTTCCAACCTCTACAAGAGCAACGAGATTCTTCTCTTCAAGCAGTGCTATGCTATGGAGAAGATTCACGGAACGTCCGCCCACGTATCTTATGATCCGAAGACGGACACCCTGACATATTTTTCGGGTGGGGCTAAGCACGAGTCATTTCTTGGGTGCTTTGATCACGAGGCTCTACTTGAAGCCTTCCGTAAGAACGCTCAGGAGTTTTCAAATACTGCGAAGGTTACGATCTACGGTGAGGCTTATGGTGGGTCCATGCAGGGCATGGGTCACACCTACGGGCCGAATCTGAAGTTCATTGCCTTCGAGGTCAAGATTGAGGATGACTGGCTTGATGTTCCGCGTGCCGAGCGTTTTGCCCTCAAGATGGGGCAGGAGTTCGTATACTACGAGATCATCAACACCACGGAGGACGAGATCAACGCTGCTATGATGGCCGACAGTGTTCAGGCCGTCCGTAATGGCATGGGTCCGGGTCATCCGCGTGAGGGTGTGGTTCTCCGTCCTCTAATCGAACTCCAGCACCCGAACGGTGGACGTATCATGTGCAAGCACAAGCGCCCTGAGTTTGCAGAGCGTGAGCACACTCCGAAGATCGCGGACCCTGAGAAGCAGAAGGCTCTTGAAGATGCTCAGGAGATAGCTGACGAGTGGGTAGTACCGATGAGGCTCCAGCACGTACTCGATGCCTTCCCCGAAGTCACGATGGCTGATACCAACAAGGTCATCGCCGCGATGATCGAGGATGTGGAGCGTGAGGCTGAAGGCGAGATCGTACCCTCCAAGGAAGTCCGCAAGGCTATCGGGAAGAAGACCGTGAAGCTTCTGAAGGACTTTCTTGCGGGTAAGGCGTTCGAGTAGAACCTATTGAAATGGAGGTGAGACAATGATCGTTGTGACACTCCATACGGATGAGGTGGGTGCCGAAGTGATACGCCGGGAGATTGAGCATCTTCCGCAGGATCATATCGTGATTACTTCGGAGAAGGTAAACTTGATGCCTATCGGATCGTAGGAATATGGGCCGGTGTCTTTCGGGGCTAGAGATACTAGCAGGAAAGACCGGGAGATCGTGGTAAAGTGAGAAGCGTGGTCCCGTCCCATTGCAGTCACGAGCAGAATTGGGTCCGGCCCTACTCCATCTGACAGGAGGTTGTGTATGCCCCTTGACCTATCACCAGAACTGTCCGCTTATGTGGCGCGTGTCTTCGACATCCAGCCGAAACTTCGATGTGTAGTTCGTGTCTCTACTTCCACATGGGTGGATGAGCGAGGCATCCACACTCGTCGGGATATCAACTTCCTCAAGCGATTGAGTACCGGAGTGGATCTGCTTCGTTATGACTGCTTGAAGGCGGGCGAACCGCAGGATGCGCTGCTCGGGTCCAACATCGATCAGTGTGCGGACGGTGTATACGAAGTGCGGGTGCTGACCAAGATTAGTGACTCCTATGATCCCGAAGAGGGGTGGGTGGACATTTCGTACCTACAGTTCATTCCGTACAAGCCCGAGAGAAAAGCAACAGGGGCTTGACAACTGGTTCAAGATATACTATGATTGCCTGTGTGACCCGATAGGGGGTGA